GATCGAACCAACAACGTCCCGGCGAACCTCCGCGCCCTGTGCCAGCGGTGCCACCTGCGGTGGGACGCCGAGCACCATGCCGAGACACGCCGGCTCCGCGGGCTAGGCCAGGAGGACGAGCAGACCGTCCTTAATTTTTCCGGGTCGCGACGGGCGCGCTGATGCCACCCGGCTAGACGCTCGCCCTCGAAGGCGCGGCGGAGGAGTACGGCCGGACCTACGACCTGATAGACGCCGATGGAGGCCACTATCCCGGCCATGGCTTCTGGTGCGCGATCCAGACCGCCTGGACGCGCGCCGGTGACTGGCTGACGCCGGCCCGCGAGTGGCGGATCATGCGCGCGATCTGCGACGCCTGGCACGATGATCCCGGCACTGGGATAGCTCTGCTGCAGGATCTGATAGACGGTCGGGAGGCGACCCACACCGCGTGTGCCGAGATCGCGGGGATCACCTACCGCAGCCTGACTCGCATGCTCGCCGGCCAGCAGCCAGTCAGTTATCAGGCCTGCCGTCTGCTGACCCTGGAGCCGTAGGTCTTCCGGGGGCTGCCGGAGGCACTCTGCCGGTACTGCCGGCACTGCCGAATGATTTGACATCTGCGCGGCGATGCCCTAACGATAGGTGCGATGGCGCTCAGCAGCACTTCCACACTCGCCGAAGTCGAAGCCCAATACGACGATAACGCGGACTACGCGGAGGTGGAATCGGTGGCCAAGGCCAAGCTCTACATCCACGCCTGCCGGATCCTGCTGCGGCGGTACCGTAGCTCACAGAGCGGCGGGCGGGTGAGCCAGAGCCGTGACCTGGTCGGGCTGCGCGAGGATCTGCGCGAGGCCGAGCGCTGGCAAAGGGTGCACAGCACCTCGCGTGCCTCGAGCGCGACCCTGGTTTCCTTCCGTGGGGCGCATCGATGAGCCAGCGGCCCGGCGGCGGGGTGAAGGACCGCGAGGAGGCGATCGCGCCGGCCGGGTTTGGTGCGCCGGAGGGTCCGCCCCGGGCCCGGCCGCGGACCGAACGGTCCGGGCTGACGGGCGACTATCACCGGGCCATGCGCACTGCCACCGATCCGCGGCAGATGGCTCGCCAGCGTGACGAGTACGCGTCGCAGTTGGACGCGGCCGACCAGAACAATCGCTTCGTGCGGCGGCGCGACGGCCTGGGTCAGAGCGCGCTGCACCGCTATAACGAACTGTCCCTGTTCCGGGTGCGCGAGACCTACCGCCACATGGCGGACAACGACTCGCTGCCGGGGTCGATGACCCGCCGCCTTGCCGACCACGTCGTGCAGTCGACTGGATTCACGCCCAAGCCTAATACCGGCGACCCGGCGATCGACAATTGGCTGTTGGACAGGTTCGCTCGGTGGGCCTCCGACCCCGACCAGGTCGACTACTACGGCCGGTGGGATTTCCCGCAGATGCAGTGGCATCTGTTCCGGCAGACGGTCGGCGATGGCGAGACGCTCTGCCTGCCCCTAGATGACGGGCGGCTGCAGCCGCTCGAGATCGACCACCTGGTCACGCCGCTACGCGGGGATCGCGGCCGCGACCTGCGTCGCAACATCCCCGAGGGCGTCTCGCTGGGCTTCCGTTTCGAGGGCGGGCGTCCGGTGAGCGCATTCCTGGCTGGAAACCCGGTCACCGGCCCTTGGGCCCCGGCGTCCGACGTGGAAGAGGTCCGGATCTTCGACGAGCGCGGCTTCCGCCAAGTGCTGCACCTGTTCTCGGCGCCGCGGATGGTGATGTGGCGGGCCTACTCGGACTTCACGCCGGTGATGGTCGATGCGGGCATGCTCGACGACGTCGACTTCGCCACTTTGGTCAAGGCGCAGAACAGCTCGAACGTCTGTGGAGTCGTGCGTTCCCCGTTCCCCAATCGACCGCTCGGCAGCCGCCAGCGGGAGGTATTCAACGAGGACAACGACATCGAGCTCGAGGAGGAGATCCGCACCGGCACCCTGATCCGGATCCACGAGGACGAAAATCTGGAGGACTTCACAGCGTCGGTGGTGAGCAACGAGCAGATGGCCTTCAGCCTGCGCCTGCTGCGCAAGATCTCGGCCGGCGCGCTCGACATGCCCTACGAAATGGCGCTGCTGGACGGCTCGATCACGAATTTTTCCGGCTGGAAGGGTGGGATGGACGTCGCCAAGAAGGCGTTCCGTCGGCGGCAGCGCGCGCTGGTCTCGCAGTTCCACTGCCATGTCTGGCAGTGGCGGGTGCGCCAGGAGATCCCGGGCCTGCTGAACGAGTTCCTCAACGACGCCAGCGTGCGCAAGAGGATCCGCACCGGCGAGATTTTCCGACACAATTGGGTCACCCCTACCTGGGAGTCGGTACAGCGGCTGCAGGACGCCGCCGCCGACGAGAAGATCCTCGCGAACAACCTGGACTCGCCGCGGCAGCTCGCGGCGGCCCGTACCGGCCGGCCCTACGAGGAGATCGTCCGCGAGACCGTGGAGGACAACGGCCGGATGATCGAGGCCGCGATCGTGGAGGCACGGCGCCTGCGAGCGCGTCACGAAGGCGAGAACGTCGACTGGCGCGAGGTCGTGCGCTGGAATCAGCCGGCCGGGCTGACGTTTTCCGGGTCGCTCGAACGGGAAGCCATGGAGGCCGATCGGTGATCCCCGCCGACGAGCTGAACCGCCCCTGGTACGGGCACCTGGACAGCCTGGCCGCGGCGGGGTTCGCGCTGTGGTCCCGCTACGGCGCCTTTGATGGCGCTGAGCAGCGCGGCAACGAAGAGCGCCCGCGCAACAGTTGGGCCCGCGTGGTCGCTCAGGGCGACCTGCTCGAGGCAGCCCCTGGTTTCCTCGACGTCGCAGACGGCGTCGCGACCATGGCGATCACCGGGCCGCTGATGCGCCGGCGAACGTCCCTCACCGACTGGTACGGGATCGAGACCTACGACGTGATCAGCGCGCGCATCGACGCGCTGGCCCGGGACGGCGACGTCGACCGACTGCTGTTGGTCGGCGACTCACCCGGGGGGCACGCCCAGGGCGTGGAGGAGCCGGTCGCGGCGATGGACCGCTTCCGGGCGGGCGGCGGCCGGATCGTCGGCTGGGTCGACGGAATGGCGGCCTCGGCGATGTACTACGTCATGGCCGGCGCCGACGAAATCTTCAGCTCGGAGACCGGCTTCTCCGGGTCGATCGGTACGATTCTGACGATGTACGACTTCTTCGGTCTGTTCCAGAAGCTCGGCGTCGAGGCCAAGGTGCTCCGGACGGCGATCCACAAGGCGCCGGGGCAGCTCGGCGAGCAGGTCTCCGAGGAGCAGCTCGGTCCGCTGCAGGAGATCGTCGACGACTTCGGCCAACGATTTTTCGACCACGTCGGCGAGCGGCGTGGTCTCAGCGGCAAGGGCCTGCGCGCCGTCACCGACGGCCGCGTCCATCTCGCCGACTCCGCGATGGCTCTCGGGCTCGTCGACGGGATCGGCACGATGGAGGAGGTCGCCGCCTACCTCACCGCCGGCGGCGCGTCCGCCCACACACAGAGCACAGGAGGATCCATGCTCAGAAGCAAGAAGGGCGCCGAGGCGACGGCCGACCAGGCCGACCCCAAGGCCGCCGAGGAGGCCGTCGAGGCCCGCCTCGAAGCGCTGCAGGAGGCGTTCCCGGACGCCGACTCCAAGTGGCAGCGCGAGCAGATGAAGGCCACTCGCGGCCTGGGCCCCGAGGACGCGGTCGCCAAGGCCAAGGTCGCCTACTGCGACATCCTCGAAGCCAAGGTCGCCGACCTCGAGTCGAAGGCCGAGGAGCGCGACGCCCGTCTCCAGGCCCTGGAGTCCGCGGCCGAGAACGAGGACCCCGACGGCGAAGGCGACGGCGAGGAGGTCGACGACGACGACGACCCCGACGCCGGGGAAGCCGCCGACCGGGCCCGTTCCGCGGCGCCCCGCTCCAAGGCCAACCGGTGCCTGGCCGGTGCGCACGGTCGCGCGGGCCTCAAGCCGCTCACGACCGGCACCCCGCGCGGCGGAGAGCCGGACGACGCGATCGTCGCCTACGAGCGGCGCAAGCGCGAGCTCAGGGACGAGGGGGTCGCCATCCCGACCGCCCACATCCGCGAACACGAACCCGACCTCCTCGACGCCTACGTCGCGGCGGTCAACGACAAGAAGGAGGGCTGACCCATGCCTGGAGCTCTCACCCGCGAGTGCAACTTCCCCCGCGTGGTCGGCGAGGCGCTGGACGCCTACCGCCTGGTCCGCAAGAAGGGGGCCGACGACGAAGCCGTCTACTGCGACGCCGGCGAGAAGCCGGAGGGCGTGGTCTTCCAGAAGGCCAGCTCCGACGACGTGACCGACTCGCTCTCGATCACGATCGAGGACCTGATGCTGCAGTTCCGATCCCTGCCGATGGTGGCGTCGGGCTCGATCTCCCAGGTCGACGGCGGCGCCGAGGTCTATACCGACGACGACGGCAAGGTCACCGCCACCAACACCGGCTACCGTGTCGGGCGACTGCGGGATAAGGCGGGCAACGTCGCCGGCGCCGACGGTGACATCGTCGAGGTGGTCCCGGATCCGGACTGGGTCGCGTTCGTGAACACCGCGATCTCGGCCGAGGTGGAGAACACCACCACCGAGACCGACTTCGACAAGACCTTCACGATCCCGGCGAACACTCTGCAGGTGGGGGACGTGTTCGACATCTGGGCCCACGTCCACGTCATCGACAACAACAGCACCGACACCCTGACCCTGCGGCTCAAGATCGGATCCGTGCTGCTGCTGGCCTCGGCCGCGCTGGACGTGGAGGACGACGACATCGCCATCTTCCACGGCCGCCTGGTGGTGCGAACCATCGGGGCGACCGGGACGATCTTCGGTTCGTTCATCCACGGCTTCGACGTCGCCGGCACCGCCGCCGGTGTGCATGAGAAGGCCGAGGCCACCCTCGACACCACCGCCGACCAGGTCGTCAAGGTGACGGCCGAGTGGAGTGTCGCCCACGCGGACAACGAGGTGCGCCTCGATGTCCTCAACGTCTTCAAGTTGCCCCGCTGATCGCGCGGCTGAAAGGAGCATCGAATGCCTGCCAATCCGAGCGGCCAGTCGATCATCGAGCGTCCGGATCTCCGCGATCGCATCGCGGAGGAATGGGACGCCGAGGGCAACCGGTCGCGCTTCGTCGGGGAGTACATCTTCCCGATCATCGACGTCGCCCAGGCCGGCGGCAAGGTCCACCGCATCGCCCGCGAGGAGTTCACCAAGGAGGTCGACACCATTGTCGGCGCCGACGGGAAGCCGCAGCAGGTCCTGTTCGGCGACGAGACCTTCACCTATGCCACCGAGCGAGAGCACCTGGAGGTCCCGATCACCCGGCGGATCCGCAACATGGTGCGGACCTACTACGATGCCGAGGTCGCCGGGACCCGTATCGCTCTCGCCAAGCTCCGCCAGGAGTTCGAGCGCCGGGCCGTTTCGCGGGCGACCGACACCGGCACCATCACCGAGAAGACCGGCTATACCGCCTGGGCCACCGCGGCGAGCGCGACTCCGATCGCGAACGTCAAGGAACAGGCGATCATCATCGAGAAGGCGACCGGCATGAAGCCGAACCGGCTGGTGCTCAACCAGACCCAGTTCGACGATGCCATCGCCACAACCGAAGTGCTCGACCGGGTATCCGGCGGCGCGACCAAGGACAACCCGGCCGAGATCCAGCCGGCCGAGCTCGCGGCGCTGATGCACCTGTCGGATGTCCGGATCGCCGGAGGGGTGAAGGACAGCGCCAACCCGGGGGCGGCTCACAGCGGCGCGTACTTCTGGCCGGACGACCACGTGCTGCTGTTCTTCTCGCGTACGGTGCCCGACATCACCACCCTGCAGCTCGGTGGCACCTACCACTGGGACGGTGACGGCAGCCAGGCCGGCTACGTCGTCGAGCGCTACGACGAGACGCCTCACCGGCAGATCGTCGGCGCCTGGCGGGACACCGACCCCAGGGTGCAGTACCCCGAGTGCGGGATCCTGATCAAGGTCACCTGAGCCTGAGGAGCCGGCCGCCCCGGGCGTGACCACATCGCCCGACGCCCGCCCGGGGCGGCCCCGGCCCGAAACCAGCAGGAGAATGCATGGGCGAGGAGACCAACCGGAGGCGGCGCGAAGGAACCAGTCGCCAGGCGCTGACACCGCGGCAGCTGATGAGCGCCGAGACCGGTATCACCCTGCGGGCCGGCGTGCTGGCGGGCCTGGTCGCGGCCGCGGCCGTCTACCTGTTCTGGGCGACCCAGGAGAACAGGGACAAGGTGATCCGGGCCGAGGCCGAGCTGCGGGCGATGAAGGCGGCGGTCGCCGAGATCAAGCAGGACGTGCGGCGGGTCGCCGACGCCGTTTCGCGGGGGGGGGAGTGATGCCGCATCACCGTCACCTGTGGCTGGCCCTGGCCCTGCTCGGGCTGCAGGCGACGTGCTCGGGCTGCTACCGGCACCGCCAGGCCGTGGCCGACAGCGCTGCGTCGATATGGGAGGCTGCCGCGGCGATCGAGCGGGGGGTCTCGCCCGCGGCCCCGGCGGCCGCGATCAAAGCACAGGCCAGAGCGATTATCCGCGCCCAGGGCCGCAGCTATCCGCCGGCCGAGACCGCCGGCGAGGAGAACCAGCCGTGAGGACGATCCCGATCCTGGTGCTGCTCGCCGGCGCGCTGCTGTACGCCGGCGGGGCCTTGTCGCTCGCCGCCGGCGAGCTCGCCCACCCCGCGGCCACCGCCGATGATTGGCGCGTCGACCCCGCCGGGGCCTCCCAATCCAATGCCGACCAGGCCGCTGCCCTCGAGGCGGGCGCCGGCGGCACCTGGTGGGATTGGCTGCTCGGCGGCGCGGCGGCGATCGCCGGCGTGGTCGCCGCATCCCGCATCCTGCCAGGTCCGTGGCAGCTGACCGTTGACGGGCTCTACTGGCTGCTCTCTACCGCCGGCGGTCGCCATGCACGTGATCGTGAGCGAGCCGTGTCCAGGGCTGGCAGTAGGATCGTCGCTACCATCGAAGGGATGGAGGACCTCAGTCTCATTGAGGATCTCAAGGATCGGCTGGAACGCGCCCTCGACCAGGACGACAAGGACCTAGTCGAAGAGATGCGCACGGCCATCCGCAAGCACCGCAATCGCATCGATCCGTCCGCGGACGAAAAGGAGCTGGAGTCATGAGCGAAAACCCCATCGTCGCGGACGTCTATTTCGCCCTCGCGCGTGCAACGCCGGCCCAGCTGGGACCGCTGCCCTATTGGGGCAGACGCAACAGCCACCGGGTCATTTCCAGGGCGCTCGATGTCATCGCGCAGAACGGTGCGTCCCTCGATCCCCTCCCCATCGACGACGAATCCTTGATGGCCGCGATCGCCGACGCCGATATCGAGGCCATTGAGGCGCTGCCGCACGCCGGTCCGACCACCTCGCAGAAAATCCAGGCGGCTGCCACCGAACTCCACGGCGAGCTGCTACAGGCCCGTATCGATGCCGAGTCGTCGGCCAGCGGGGCGGTGGACGGGCCGCCCGACAGCGAGGTCGGAGAGGATGCCGAGGATGCCGAGGATGGGACGTGGGACTCCTTCGGGCTAGACTTCATCGCCGGATGTCCGTTGCTCAAGGAGTCCCACAGCGATGCGGTGTGGTGCCGCCTGCGACGGGTGCGCCTCACCCCGACGCAGGCGCGCAAGCTGCGCTCACTCGCGCAACACCTGCACGACCAGGGGGCGATCCCGGAGGCGTCGCCCTCCTTCATCGTGGGGGCGATCCTGGACCGCGTGAATTTCGGCGGCTAGGGTGGCGCGGATCGGGACCAAGGAGGCGGTGCGATTCCGCCGGCTGGATTCCAGCGGCTCCCCGGTGACCGGCAAGGCCACCGGGGATTTTGCATACACCGCGCAGTACATCCCGGACGGATCTACTACGGTCACGTCCTTCACCGATGCCAGCGAGATCGTAGAGGAAGGCTCGGGATGGTACTGGTGGAAGTGGACCCACGCCCCGGGCAAAGGCTGGGAGGACACCCGGATCGCGGTAGCCAGCGGCAGCGATCGGCTCTCGATCAAGGGCTGGCGCGGGTCGGTCTCGAATCAGGACCTGGATTCGATCGCGAATCTTGTCATCCAGCCCTCGGCGACGCTCACCAATACCCACCAGCTGGGGACCGCGCTCACCCTGACCCTGGCGGCCTACGCCCACCGCGATCTTTCGATCCCGGTTCAAGATCAGGACGGCAACGACGTCAACCTCTCGGCCTGGAACAACCTGCGGCTGGGGTTGCGCAACGACGACGGGACCAAGTCATGGGAGTCGGGGACCGGCACCTACAAGGTCACCGGGTTCTCGCTCACCGGCGCGCTGGGTTTGCTCAGCGGCGTGATCCCAGAGGACCTCAACGCGGCGACGGCTTGGCCGGCCAGCACTGCGGTGGCAGTCGGCGACGTGGTCAAGGGATCCACGGCGGACTACACCGCGATCTGCATCGTCGCCGGCACCACCGACGGTAGCGAGCCGACCTGGGGAGCGAGCCCGGGGGATGAGGTCACCGAGTCGGGCGGGGTGAAATGGCTCATGCAGATGGATCCGAACGAGGAGTTGGACGCCGCGGTGGCCGGCGGCAACGCCGAGGCGGCCCTGCGCTGGGAGGTCCGCGGGGATGAATCCTCGTCCGCAGCAAAGACGAAGCCTATAATCAAATCATCGGCGGTGAACATCCTGCGACACGAGGTCGGAGGGGCTTACCTGTGAGCGTGCAGACCGAGGAGGGTGTGATCGTCGACGGCATGCTCGCGCAGGAGAACCTCGCCGATCTTGGCAATATCGCGACCGCGTTCGCAAACCTGATTAGCGAGCCGGTCGACGAGACCCGCGGCACGCAGTGGGACGACGCCGCTCCGACCGGGATCGACGACACCAACGCGCTGCGCCTGATCCCGACCGCCGACTTCGACTGGACCGGTTTGACCGCTCCGGCAGTGGGCGAGGCGCGCACGCTCTACATCGACAACACCGCCAATTTTACCGTCACGATCAAACACGAAAGCGGTTCGAGCAGCGCCGCGAACCGCTTTTCCTGCCCCGACAACGCCGACGTGGAGATTGTGCCGCGGTCGATGGTGATCGTCAAATACGACAACGACAACAGCCGCTGGCGCGTCGTCGCCGGCGGCGGGTCGAGCCTGCCGGTCGACGATACCACCGCCCTGGTACAGGATCCGGCCGACAACACCAAAACAATGCGGGTGGACGTGGGTGCGGTCGCGACTGCGACCCAGCGGGTGCTCACGATGCCCGATCGGGACGTGGACCTGTCAAGCGGCGGGACTTTCGCCGAGGCATCCCATACCCATACCCTGTCCGACGTGACCGACAGCGGCGACCTGGCCGACGCCGCGCAGGGAGACCTGATCCGCGGCGGCAGCCACGAGTTCGACGCCGACCAGGCCGACATCGACTGGGATCCCTCGCACTCAACCCCGGACACCTCGCCGGCGGAGGTGTCGCACGCCGACCACCTGGTTGCGCATCTCGCCGGCATCGACAATGCCATGGCGGACGCCGGGCACGAGCAGGTGTCGCTCGCTAGCCACGGGCACAGCATTGGGATGGCCCTCAAGGACATCACCAACACCGGCAGCAGCGGCCGCGCAAAAGGCGACACCGCCGCCAACTCGGCTTTTTACGGGATCATCTCGAAAGTTATCGACGCCAACTCGTTTCGCATAGCGAAGCCCGGCAACCGGATCACCCTCACCACGGGCGAGTGGGACGCGCGGACCGGAGAGACTGGCGGATTGACTGCCGGGGAATACTACGTCATCGACCATAGCACTGCCGGCGACATGACGAAAACCGCCAGCGCGGTTGTTGGGCAGATAAATCGCACAGTGCTCTACGCCGAGAGTACCACCGTCGCGGTGGTGCAGCACATGATCGCTGAAGAGGTGGATTCGGGCGTAGACGATGCAGACATCGAGGGATCGGGCACCGCCTACTCACCCGCCGGAAATTGGGACACAGACGAGCTTGTCATAAATAATAAAAATGCGAGCGCACTGGAGCGTGTCGAGATAGCGGACCTGATCGGCCTGGGCGTGGTCATGGACACATACATAGCCAGCTCGGACTCGCAGATCGACATTGATCTGGCGACCCCGTCCGCTGGTGACGTTTTTACTGTGATCCTCAATCGGCTGGTTCCGGCCACGGACGACGTGCGGTTGCTAGGGCGCATCGGTGACAGCGGCGGCACTCACACCGGCGCGGCCGACTACGACTATGCAATTCACGGCATCAACGCTAG